CGATGACGTTGTTCACGGGTATGCGATCCGTCAACCAAACTTTCTTCGTTGAAGCCGTGCCGTAATAATCCGAAAAGGAAGGGTCTAACCCTTGCGAGAGTTGTTCGTATCCGTCAAAGTGGTAATAATATTGTGAAATGTCTTCACCAGGCTCTTCATTAGTGCCGTCGAAGTGCCCAACCAAAACTAGATATCGCTTCATGTTGTCATTCGACCGGGTGAACATCTTGTTGTGGAACGTGTGTATCGTCGAGGTCGTGTTGTGCTTCAAAGAATCCACCTCAAGCCGTCCCGATATTACTTCGGATAAATCAAAAAAAGCGTTTCCCGTTGGGTTGGGAGTCAAGTAAATTTTGGAGATGATGGTTCCATTCTCTTCAACCTGCACGATATAACGATAATCATCCGTGACTGTTTCATTCGGGCTGAGGGTGAAAAGTAGCTTTCGCCCTGCGGGAATCCATTGGTCTGCGGGTGCTGCTTCAAATTGCGCCATTAGTTCTTGATTGTTATGTTTCCGAGGTTTGCTTTGAATTTACCCGCGATATCTTCCGCGAAGGCGGCTCCGAGTTTCTTGGTGTATCGTTTGCTTACCGCTGTATATGCTTTCTCATAAAACCGAAGTCCCACAATTCCCTTGCGTTTGACCGCTCTCGCCATAAGGAAAGCCGCGGAGTTGATGTTGCTCTTCGTGTTCTTCTTGAACCTGCCCTTCTCATCTCTGAGCTTTATCCCTTTGGCTTTGATCCACTTCACAAAGACCGAGGACGGAGGTTGCTTGCGAAACGTGAAGGGTGACCCTTGATTCTTGCGAGTGCCGTTGACTCCAAAGTGAATGAACGGAGCATATTTCTTCGCTTTTCCTTTTGCTCCGAAACTAATTTCGCGAATCTCGTTCCCACGAACGCGGACGCGGTAATTCAATGACCGCTTCAGAGTACCCGTTGCGACTCCGTAGTTCTTATTCTTGCCGATCCTACGCCCTCCGAGATGCCTCTTTGCGCTCTTGAGGATATCATCTGCAAACGCGATAAGTGTCTCGTTGACTTTACTCATATCCCTGCGCGTTCGGATGCCTTGCGGCAATGGTTCTCCTCGATGCTATCGAGTAACAAAGTCAGCCATAAACCGAGACCCGTGAGTGTTCGTTCTCGTTGGTTGGCTCCCAGGACAGCCGAAACGGAATGATTCCCGAAAGGAACCCCCGAATCCATTAGAAGCCGATTAAGGAACTTTGACGCTGTGACCGATACAATTATCGACACGTCCCGAAAGAGGTCGTAAATAGCTCTCCAGATGCTTCTGAGGATATCTGAGGTAATAAAGAAGAGCGACTCACCAACCGAGTAAACAATCCCAACTGGGATCGCTACGATTGCGAGAACGAAGAGGAGGAGGATTTTAATTGCTTTCATATCGTCGTGCCAAAGAGAGTTAAGAATTCGAGCAGGTCGGCAATTGTCACATACCCGTCACCGTTCAAATCATACGTGGGATCGTACTTCGTTTGTGTGCCGAAGTAAGCCAACCAAGAGAGGAGGTAATATATATCGATTGTCATAATTCAGGGTCTTCAGGGAACCAACCATTCTCAACCATATACTCTTGATCGCGAACCGTGACATCGCTCGGCACGATATGCCCGAACGGGAACTTCTGATTGACTTGCACGTAACTGCTAAGGGAATAACGCTCATCATTCGAAAGCTCAGGGAAGCAAGCAACGAGGCGTTCCAGCGTTGCCGCTGGGTGAACGTTTATAAGATACTCGGTATCCACCTGCAAAGCGTTCTGTACTCCGTCAGGGTGTACCACGATACCGAAGACGGCTGAATCGACTTCCCACTCTGCTTGTATGAGAACGGGTCGGCTGATGTTGTACAGCTCGCGGGTAATTTGCTTTGCCCGTGCTTCGCTTGTCTGCGTGGGCGTTGGTAGGACTATGATATAGCCGTTCATATTGTGTAAAACGTATTAAGGTTGGATTCAATGCCCGTGCGGTTTCCTGCGGCATCTTGGTCGGAAGTGTAAAGAATTAACTCCGCCAAATACATTGGTCTGCTACCTCGTTTATTTATGTTCAACGAGGCGCTACTCGTCTTCGTTTCGGAATCCGTCCTATCTAATGCCGTATCTATGTACAAGGAATTTATTGTTCCGTTGTAGATAGATGTCACGAGGTGGGTGTCGCTATTCCATGAAGCGTTTGAAAGGTATTCGCTATAAGTTGAACCGTCACCTATAAAGGTTTGAAAAGCGGAATTGTTCCAATGTTCTACCGAATAATTTAAATATGAATTGTTTCCGCCAAATCCATACAATTGTGTTCTAACGCCCGTTCCTTGAGTAACAGCAAAAGCCGTGTGCGGTGAGGTGTTAAATGTTGCGATATTTTCGAAGACGCTCCCCGTGTCAAAGAATGCGATTTTATTTCCGTTTGCGTCAGTCACCACGCCCGTAGTGCCGTCGTAAATCTTTGGCATTCGCGCGGTGTCCGTTTGCGCTGCCGTGTTCGTGTTCCCGCTTTGGTCGTACCACTTCGAGACAAAACCATCGTTACTTCCGCAATGCGCCGCAAGTGCAACCGTATCCAACTCACTGAATACATTGAACCCTATATCCGCGTAGCTGCTCCCGTTGTAAACCTCTACCGCGCTTCCGCTGTACGAACTCGAGAGCTTACGCAGTGAATACGCGGCTGCTGCTCCCGTGTACGTGTCGAGCAGTGGCGTGTTTTGGGTGAAATAGTCGCCAATGTTGGATTCGATGTCGGTAAGGCTTGCATTTTTGTTTTGATTCCAATAAATCAACTCTTGCATCGTGCCGTCTATCCAACCTGTTGCGCTTGTGCGGTGTTTACCAATTCTTAAGCCTGCACGAGATTGATTTGAGACGGTTGCGGTTTTTGTGTTATATCCGTTAAAATAACTCTTTAAAGTTGCTCCGTTAAAATCTAAACTAGATAAATATTTGAATCCGTCATTTTTATGATTCAAATCAGTACCTGAACCATTATTGAATTGGAAGCTTTTTGATGCATCAATTTGCAAGAAAAACTTATTGCTCTCGCTACTATCAAAAATATTTACCGATAGGCTTGTGGTTTCTACTTTAGAGACGACACTTATTAGAGTGTCGTTACTCGTAAGCGTTACGGTGCTGTTGTCAAAATTGTCATTGCTACCGTCAAAATCGATTGCAACCTTTCCGCCATCCTTCACCAACGCCCCACCCGTGTAAATCGTTGGTTCTTCTCCCGTACTTGGGGCGGTCGCTGTATTCCCGTTTCCTGATTGGTCAAGCCATTGATAGACCGTGCAGGTTGTACCCGTGCAGAACGATTCAATATCTGCCTCGCTTATATTTCCTGAACCGTCAAATCCGATTGTTGTGGTCGTGCTATCCGATGCCCTGCGGATCACCATGCAGTCGTTTTGAGCAAAGCGAAGTTGTCGCGTTGAATAAGCTGCTTCCGCGCCTGAGCCAAAGGTCTCATCGAGAAGATAAGCAGTTGCGCTCACCTCCTCCCACGTTTGCGCTAAGGTAAACGGCGGCACGCCATACGTTGCGCCATCTTCGAAGCCGTCAAACACGGCAACCGTATCCGCGTAAGCTGTATCGTCCGCAAAGGTGTGGATTAATGTGTAATCGCCTATTACATCGTCGTCACTGATAAAGCCCGTTTTGTGGTAAATCTTTCGCACGATTACTTTGCCCGCTGTTGGTGTATCGGGGGAAGGGTCTATAAAAATACCGTCGCCCTCTGACTTGACACTATAACCGCGTTCAAAATAAACGCTAGGCATTTGCAAACCCGTTTCAACCTCATCTTCGAAACGGTTGGTATAACTCACCTGCGATTTAAATGCGCCCGCTGTCGCGTCGTATATAAGCGCCTGATTGCCTACCGGTGTGCCGACTATTGTAACATCGCTTAAGTCGTTTAAGTCCGTAGGTACGGCGCTTGTGTCGGCCTTAGCATTTAGCGCCGTTTGTGTTGCCGTGCTTATTGGTTTATCCGCGTCGCTGGTATTGTCGACGTTGCTGAAGTCGGCGCTGTTGGCTTTGGCGCTGAGTGCTGTTTGCGTGGCTGTACTGACTGGTTTGTTTGCGTCGCTCGTATTATCAACGTTCCCTAATCCGATCTCGCTTTTAACGATGCTGTCGTTTGTCCATTCGCTGCCGTCGTACTTTAGAAGCTCGCCCGTTTCCGGTCCGCCTTGTCCAAATTGTACATCTGTCAATTGCCCCAACTCCGTCACGCCGCCCGCGTCGTCTGCCGGTTGCCATTCCTGAACGGATGCATCGTATGCAAGTACCTGCCCGTCCGTCACGCCGGTTACATCCACGTCGTACAGGTCGCCAATCTTTGCACCCGTTACCGGTGTGCCCTGCGCTATTGTAAAATTATCGCGCTTTATTCGAAATGTAAACGTTAGCACTTGAGCAAAGCGGCGCGGCGCGTCTATCGTGTCTATGTCTACGTCATTGAATTGTACGCTCTCCACGTTCACGCCGTTGTATGTGCCGCTCACGCGATCCAATGCACCGCGTACTTTGTCGCCGAGATCAGCAGCCAGGGCATACGTATCCGCATAGCAAAGGAATTCAAAGCGTACTTCGTCCAGCTTACTAGGCCCGTCGTGCGTGTCCTCAGGTGCTACGCTTTGCAATTGGTAAACGATAAACGGCGTGGCTGTCTCCTGCTCTGCTACCTCTGGAAATATGTTGACGCCAACGATGTCGGTGACGTCTGTGTTTTGCGTCAGTATTACGTACGCTGCAATTCCTGCATTCATTTCTTTTTTCCTTTTGCTTTCGCTGCTTTGCGAATTTGAAACTCGTATTTCTTGCGCATCTTCGTCAACGCCTCGCCCCGCTTGTTTGCAATCGACCGAGCGAATACGCCTTTGTTTCGGTTGTTGCCTTTTACATACTGGTCGTCACCTTCTACGATGTTAGCAAACCATGCATCAGCGTCTTTCGGTGCGCGTCTACCTACACGCGGCCCAACCCAAAAAGTACTGTGCTGCTTGTCAATTTGCCAGACCTTTATGGATCGCCGTAGCGTGCCGGGCTTTATATCAAAACCACCTTTGCCACCTCGACGGATCCGAATAGTTTCGCGCGCGTCTACAATGTTGTTAAGCATTTCATCTTTGTAAATCTTGCCGACTGCGCGATGGATTCGCTTCTGGACATTCTGATCGCTGACCTGTTTACGTAGTTGCTCGAATTGTTTCATCAACGGCTTTATGTCTGCGCCGATTCCTTCAAAGCCAAGCTTACCACCTTTCTGCTCAAGTGATCCCTGTGCCATGTGTTCCTGTTATTTCGCAAAGTAAAATAAGCTGATCATTGCGCCCAACTTCCTCAATGCCTTGGATGGTATACGTGTTGCTGTTGTAGATAACGCGGTCCGCTGGATTGATTGCCCGCGTGTCCGTGCTGCTGCGGATCTTAAACCGTAGCCGCTGCACCGGCATATCCTGATCGCCGGTAAGCTTCTCGGCCATACCTTCGCCAGCCTTCATCAGTTCAGCCCATACGGTTACGAGCGTAGACCATGACGGCACGCGCTCACCGTAGGCGTTGGTGCTGGTCGTGTAGTTCTGCACCTCTATTCGTCGGTCGCTTTGTCCTATCCTCATACTGAAGTAATAACGCGGTAAGGGTTTAAGATAGCGTACAAGCCGAGCGGTAAGGTGGTGGCAATCGTACCGGCTACGACTGGCTGCCGCTGCTCGTATAGGTGTGCAACCATCCACCGAATGGCAGTAATAAAAGGCTTTGGTATATCAGCCTCGGCATATCCGACATTCATATTCACTTGCACCGCGTTAAAAGTGTCGTCATAAAGATCCGGCACGTTGTCAAATGTGATCCGCGCGGCTTTGGTTTTTATATCGGCCCACCACTTAGCTGTCGCCAGTGTCTGCGTTGTGTTCGCTGTGTCCGTGTACTGCACTGAAGCAATGGAGTTGACCGGACCGATAGGCAGGCGGACGTTATAAAAGAAATCAATGTATCCGACGGCGGTAACATCACCAAGCCGCGTATTGCAGTAGTCTTCAATCCACGCTATTGCTGCATCTCGATAGGCTTCGATTAGCGTGTCTTCGTCCGTGTGATCTACCCTCAAATGTTCTTTGAGCTGTGCCACGGTTATAATGCTGTCGAGGTCGGGCGTTCCTGTTATTTCTACGGTCATCATGTTGCTAAAATACGGACAAAAAAAAGAGGGGCCGAAGCCCCTCCTTTCCAAACAAATAACCCAACCAAATTAAGCATTCAAGTGCTTCGCGATTGACAATGCGCCCGGCTGTCGCAAATCGAAGTCAAAGAATCGATTAACGTGCAATGCAATTTGTGCAGTGCCTGCGTCGCTGTATGGGTCAACAAGCAAATCAATGCCACCGAAGTAAGCCAAGATTCCGCCCTGTTGGAAATTACCAAAGCAAAGCGCCCCCGCTGCTGCGGTTGTGCCATCCTCCAAAAATCCATTAACAAGATAAGGCGTAGCTACGGCGTTATACATATTGAAGCGGCCATTCTCCCACAATGCATTTACAGAAGCAACCTGCGCCAATGCCTTAGAAAGGCCGTAAGCGCCGGGACTCATAACGTACGAAGCGCCGGCAAGGTTTGCACCTGCTCCAAGTGCGTCGGTTTCCATGGTGTTTACAATTGCAGCAGTCAAAGCGCCATCACTTACGCTTGACTGATTTACGGCAGTCGACGCCATGATAGTATCAAAAGCATAGTCATCTATATAGGCATTCATGGCTGCGGCCAACTCGTTAGAGATGAGTGCATCCAATTCAGGGCCGCCTTGTAAAATCAATTGCTTGCTGTACTTGGTGTTAGCTGCAACTCGCTGAGGCGTCAAATCAACTTGGTCCATTTCCATGGTAGAAGCTGCATCCGCTGAAACTTCTGTTTCACCTGTTCCTACGGCTTTGTTGCTTACACGTGGAAACTGAAGGTTTCCGGTGGCGTTTCGAATTACAGTCGTTCCCAATCCTTCGACTACCGTTGGCGCTCGCAATGCTTCGATTGCAGCAGGTACAACAGTTGGAACGAATCCCGAACCGTCGCCGCTTCCTGCTTGGAAGTCGTCAGCACCTCCAGCACGCAAAGCAATTGAA